GAATGAATTAGAAATCAAATACGGAAAGAATAAAGGAGCTATTCTTACATTGATGAAAAAGAAATGTGACTTCAACGCTGAGCACAACGGTTTCGAATGGACTGGTGAACTCAAAACAAAACAGATATCAGAAACCACTGGTATCAATGAAGAAGATGTTAAATCAACAATTCAAGAATTAATTGGATTGGGATTCATTACTCAATATAAAACTTTTGAAGTCTACCAAATTGAAATAAAAATATGACTATGAACCAAAATGAATTAAAGGGCGAGTTCTACGATTTCGAGAAAGCCCCTGATTACACCGAATCTAAGACAGTAATTGTTCCAATGGAAATCTTTACACTTATCCATTCCAATGAGTTTAAACTACTTGAACCAAAACTCACCGATAAGATTATGAACGAAGGATTACAATCGCTTACAGAAGAAGAAAATGAAAGATTGAAAAAACTGCAGATTGATTTGGCATTCTAATTTTTTTGACATATATTTGTATTAGAAGAACAGGTGATACTGTTTTTGTTTTTCATTTTAAAACCCTCAATACTTGGTGTAGTGTTGGGGGTTTTTTCTTTTTACCTATACAATCAAAATACCTTTTATTATATTTAATTTAAGATGGCCAAAACTAATACAATGGAAAAATTTTTTGAAGCAATAGAAGATAGAGCAAAAAACTATTTTGAAATGACTGAGGATGAGAAGGATGAAATCTTAGCTGATTTTGCAAATATCTACATCAAAGGTAAATTCAGAGTAGGAACTACTTTCAAAGATATCTTAGAAGACCTGAGAAAGGATATAGAAATGTCAGAGCAATCTAATCGATTTGAATTGGCTGCTGTAATGACAGATGTAAGAAATTCATTAATGGAAGTAGTTGATGAATTAGATAAACAACATAAAGACCAAATGAAGTAATGGGCTGTAATTGCAAAGGAAAAGGTAAATCTCAAGTAATGAATAATTTGGATTCAGTAGACCATATCAATTATGCTCGAGAAATCTATGAACGAGTTGTAATTCCAAATACAACAGGTGAATATTCTGATTTGGATAAGATAGAAATTATTGGAGCGTATTCTACTTTATATCCCAACGCACAAACAACACCATCGGTTGCTGATGCAATTGAACATATCAAGATTGGTATCGAATTATATGACGATAAACAACGTAAACGATTTAAACGATAATGGAAGAAGAACAAAAACCTAAAGGACCTGGTAGACCAAGAGTTGAACATACGATGCCAACCGAATGGGAAAAGATTATATTGGAAGCTGGTCACAAAGGAAAACACATCACCCAATTCTTAGTTGATTTAGGAATTAGTTGGGATACACACCACGCATTATTGAAACGAAATAAGAAGTATTCCGAAGCCGTGGAGAAATACAACGTACTATGTGAGAACTATTGGTTCAACCAAATGCACGAACACATGGATGAGACAGGTGGAACAGGATACAATTCAAGACTTTGGTCTCTAATCATGAGAAACAAATTTGGTGATAGATGGAGTGAATCAAGTCGAGTTGATATGACATCAGCCGGTAAAGAATTAAATAATAGCAGTATTCAAATTGAAATAATAAAAACCGTAATAAATAAAGACGATGCCGAAAAGTAGATTAAGAGGTGGAGCCAAAGCTCACCGTAAAAGAGTAGCCAACAGAAATCAAGTTTTGAAACAAAAGAAATTGGCTTTAACAAGAAAAATAATCGAACAAATGAACCAAGCCAATGTCGAAAACAACAGTAATATCGAAAACAGGTAAAGTCTACACATACGAATACAAATTTCAACCAATTTGGATTAGACCTGAATTGCATCAGAAATTAAAATCTGTTGCATCAAAACATAACATCTCAATGAACGTGTTGGTTGAAAAGTTATTAGAATCCCAAGAGCCAAAAATTGAAGAGAATGTATGGGGTTAAAAATTCAAAGTACAATTGTTTTAGAAGAATTACTAAAATCAGATGAGCTCGACAAACGAATAGTTGTTGCTCAAGGTGGTTCACGTTCAGGTAAGACATTCAACATTCTTATCTATTGGGTTTACCGTCTTTTAAATGAGAATAAGAAGACTTTAACGATTGTACGTAAAACTTTACCTTCATTAAAAAATAGTGTCTTAAAAGACCTTATTCAAGTTCTTGAGATGTTTGAGGTTTATGACCCAAACAAATTCCACAAACAGGAGGGATTCTACGAATTGGGTACCAATATCATCAATTGGGTATCGGTGGATGAACCACAAAAGATTCGAGGTATGAAACGTGATTACCTCTATTGTAACGAAGCCAATGAATTAAAGATAGAGGATTGGAACCAATTAATCTTTAGAACAACTGACAAGGTTATCTGTGACTTAAACCCATCTGATTTAAATTCTTGGGTCTATGACTTGGAGAAACGAGATGACTGTTATCTATTCAAAACAACATGGAGAGATAATCCATTTGTATCAGATACCATCATCAAGGAATTGGAATCACTCAGGGAGAAAGATGAGAACTTATATCGAATCTATAACTTGGGTGAGAAAGGTATTGCAACCCAATTGGTGTTCACCAAATTTAATACTATAGAGCAAATCCCAAATATGAAACTATTAGGTCGAGGAATGGACTTTGGTTACAATTCTCCAACAACCCTAATTGAGGTGTATAAGGACGAAGATAATTTGTATTTCAGGGAATTACTCTACACCAAAAATAAAACAATGCCAGATATCATTTATCAAATGGAACAGTTGGGTTTTGAAAAGACCGATACCATATGGTGTGATTCTGCATTACCACAAAATATTGAGGAATTAAAACGAGCTAGATTCAATGTAAAACCGGTTAACAAAAAATCTATTTTACATGGAATTGATTTGATTAAACGTCATCATATTTTTATTGAACAATCTTCAACAAATACGATTAGAGAATTTCAATCATATAAGTTCAAAGAAGATAAGGATGGTCAACTATTGGATATTCCCGAGGATGACCATAACCACGCAATCGATGCTATAAGATATGTGCTCGAATCTGAATTAAATAAAAAGAGTGGAACACTTAAAATATTGTAATGGAAAATTTAGAATTATTAATAGATAATGAGGTAGTTGAAATACCAAAAGAAATAACACTTGGGATGTATCAACAGATGATGATAAATCCTGAATTATATGATGACAATCCCATTCAATTATTGTCATTATTCACAGGTATTCCAAGTAACCAATTAAAGAATTGTAGTACAGAAGAAATCGAATTAATTGAGTTCTTTTTAAACGATAGAGTTAAGTTACCAAAACAACAAGAAATTGTTCTCACATTTGAATACAATGGTGTAGAATACGGATTGGAAAATGATTGGTCAAAATTAGCTTGGGGAGCTTGGGTAGATTTCGAGGTTTATTCCTCAGATAATATCTATACAAATCTTCATAAAATAATGGCTATTTTATACAGACCAATTGTATCAAAAGATAAAAAGAATGTCAAAGATTATAAGATAGTTCCATATAAATCAGAAGAGATTGAAGACAGAGCCGAAATCATGAGACACGTACCACTGAGAATGTGGTTGGGAGCTGCGCAGTTTTTTTTTTTAATCGCTCAAATATACATAAAAAATATGCAGGCTTCTTTGGAGTGGGAGAACAAGATGAACAAGAAGATAACGAAGGGGTGGGAGATGATGCCAAAATTTCTCAAAAAGAAGCTACCGCTCGATTCTATTTTAATCTCACGTACCAACTCGCGAAAGAAGACATTACAAAATTTGAGCAAGTCGAAAACATGAATCTATACATCTGTTTGAATGTTGCATCAATTATCAAAGATAGATATGAAAGGGAACGAGAGCAACAACGCAAATTGGAACAGAAATACCAGATGAATAGAAGATAAGATTATTTATAAGAATAAAAAACCATGATAAAATACGTAACATATCATAAAATCATCGACTTATTGGAATCGGTCCAACAAGCATCACCAAGAATGAAATCATTTGCTCAGGGTGATATTGTTTATTTCGCTGATTCAATGAGTGGAAATACCATCCAATATCCATTGATGTTCGCAACACCATTGGCGATGAGTTATGATGAAAATACAACAACCTATCAGATGTCCATCATATTTGCGGATATTGTTCACACAGATTTATCCAATGAGGTTGATGTGGTAACAGATATGGAATTAGAAGCCAGAAGTCTATTATCTCAAATTAAACGAGGTACATTGATTGATAAAGTGGATTGTATATTACCAGCATCTTCAACACCATTCTTTGAAAGATTTAATGACCATGTTGGTGGGGTTGTATTGGACGTATCATTAGTGGTATTTGAAGATATCAACGCATGTGACCCATATCCATCACCAAGTGTAGCTGTAAGTCCAACACCATCAGCAAGTGTAACCCCAACTCCAACAATTACAGCTTCACCAACACCAACTCCCACAGTAACACCAAGTTGTACACTGATTACACAATATCTGACAGGACTTCCTCAAGGTTCCAACAATATCAATTTCTTGATTTGGCAAAACTCAGGTCATACCATCAGTGCTCAATCACAGTGTAGTATCAGTATTGGATTTAATGTTGTTGGTAATTTAGGTGGAACTGGTTCAGGTACCACAACATTCCCTGCAAACAGTACACAACATAACGTCAATGTGAACTCATTAATACCAGGTGAGAACGCAGTATCAGTTACAATAACCTCAGCCGTACCTGGCTGTGCATGTTATAATGTAGTATATTAATGGAAGAGGAAATCTTACAGGAAATAGCCCAATTGTTGCAGAATAATATCAAAGGTCAACTTAGAAAACCTTATCCTGCAAAAACATTCTCAGGTCAAAACAAACCTGTAAGTGGTATTGGTAGAACGCCAGTATCTCCAAGATATGCATCAGGTAATTTATACAAACAAACAAGGGTATATTGGGAAACAGATTTCGAGGATGGAAAACCCAATTTGGTTGTTGATTTTGGTGATGCTGATTATTGGGAATTTGTTAACTATGGTAGAAGACCTGGTAGATACCCACCATTATTGGCTATCGACAAATGGGTTAGACAGAAACCCGGTATCGCTGGTATCAGAGATGAAAAAGGACGATTTGTTTCAAGAAAATCTTTGGTATTCTTAATGAGAAGAAGTATCGCACAATATGGATATTATGGTATTCAATTCATTGATAAAGCAGTAACTGAAACTCTAGAACAAATAACCGAAAAAGCCGGTGATGCAGCAAGAGAATATATTTTAAAATTATATGATGAAGGAAGAATATTCCCAAGAAGTAATACTAACAGACCTTAAAAAAATTAAATAATGGCTCAATTAATAACAATAACACATACCCCTCCGACATTCAGTCCTGTGTATACGGATGGATTGTTTTTTACAATTACTACATTAACGAATTATCCCAAATTTAGATTTGTCTATGATTTGTATGTAAATGGAGATAATGTTTTCTCAGGTAAAGCTACACCAAACCCATTTGGATTAGGGATTGTTGATGTATCAAAAATCTTAAAAAATTATGTAAATAATTTACCATTATCTTACTATGAAACTACACCAATTTATACCCATGAAACATTTCCATTTTCAAGACCATTAGAGGATAACGTAATTCTTTATGAACTTAAATTTGGATACGAATACGCAGAAGATGAAATATCACCTGTAACTGGTTTCACTGGTAATGGTGAATTGATTTATAACCCAACCACAAACGAATATAGTTTGGATGGTGAGAGAGGATTACCAGCTGTAAGTTCAGGTAACTTCAAAACCTACCAAGCAACCATGGGTGTGAACGGTAGAGCTACCCAACAAACATTTGATATGGGTCCATTCATTCTATCGGGAACACCGATGAATATGAATCCAACAACCACAGGATTATTCTTAACCAACTCACCAAGAACAAGAGACATTCAACCAACAGAATATTACACATTAGGTTTTACCAATTATTACATTGACCAAGTTAACCTATCTCAACCATATTATGCGGAATATAAATTCTATGACTTTGATGGTAACTTAATTGATACCAAACAATATCAAAACGTATATTCCAATGGTGGTGGTCCAATGACCGATTGTAATTACGTATATCAGTCGTATTACAACATCATTCCAAAAACAGATACAGAATACAACACATTGTATTTGGGTGCAGGACCGATGAACATTGATGACTTCCCAAGTAATACCGCACAATATACTGTTCAGTTATTTGGAAACTTCACAGGTTCAACATTACCTCCAACACCAACCCCATCACCTACTCCAACCCCAACCACAACACCAGTAATTTGTAATGGATGTTCTGAGATATTGGTAGAAAACCAATCATTGAGCACAGGTCAATTTACCTTCCTTGATTGTGATACAAGAACAAGACAAACGTATTCATTACCTGGCGGTACAGGTGTACAAATTTGTGCATGTAATGACTCAATCAATGTATTGAACCCTGGTATTGTTTACACAGTTGGAACAGCTTGTGGAATCAAACCATGTGTAAGTTGTGATTCAGTAACAATCTATAACAACCAAACAGGAACCACAGCGAATTTCGCGTTATTCAACTGTAACACCAATAGCTGGCAGACATATACATTACCACCTCAAACAGGTCAGGTATATTGTGCATGTTCTGAAAACATCTACACATACTTTGGTCAAATTCAAATTATTGTTGGACCTCCATGTAATCAACCTACACCAACTCCGACACCAACACCGTCTTGTTTGTACAGAACCTTTGTAATTCAACAATGTTTCAACACATGTTCAGGTGGTGTATGTGTATGTAGTAACGCTGGTACAACCACAGTATACGCTCCATGTTCAGTGACATCACCATTCGCCGATGGAGCATTATTATACACCAATACCTCATTGACAATTCCGTATGAAGGTTTCTTCAGTAATGGTTCTGTAATCTATGAAGCGGTTGTTGGAACTGTATCAACGATTTGTGTAATTGGTGGTCCTTGTTAATAAAATAAAATTAAAATAGAATAATATATGGCAATCGCTCCAATAAGTCCCCCACCTACCGGTTATACCGAGGGAATATGTGCAACTTATACACCTGTTAGTGAGATATTCACTTTCAATGTCAGAACTATTTGTAATAGAGCTGGTGTTGACCAATTACAATTGATGTTTAAGAATCGATATGGAATGTATGATTACTACACATTCACAGCGGGAAAAGATGAAGGTCTAAACATTGAAAGACAAACCTATAAGAAATGGTCTGTGGATTGGGGAAGTTCCAATCCATCAAAACAACCATATTCAAGAGGTATGACTGATGCTCAGATTACGATAACAGAAACACATGTTATCAACACTGGTTACATCAATCAACCTGACTTTATGTTCTTGGAAGAACTATACACATCCAACCAAGTCTATGAACTTAGAGCCGATGGTATACCAAGACCAATCAACATTACAAACGCAGAATTTTTACGTAAAATCAAAGGGAATAGAAATATTGTAAACTTGGAACTAACCTATGTCTACAGTAATAACATTTCTTTGATGGAATAATAGAAAAATAAAATTATTATATTTTGGATACTTCATTAGTTTTATATCTTAACAATCAATGGATGAATGTTGATTTGTATGATGACATTCCGATTTCTTTAATGATACAAGAAACGGACATCACAGATTTGCAAGCAAGAAAATCCGCCTATACCAAACAGTTCACTGTGCCTGGTACTTCCAATAACTGTAAAATTTTTGAAGAGTATTACGAGGTCAATGGAATTGATTTTAATCCATTGGTTAAGATTGATGCAACGGTGATGTATCGAGGTACAGATATATTCGTTGGAATATGTCGTTTAAACTCTGTTACCATAAATCCGAATGGGATTGAGTTTGAAGTATATCTGATGGGTCAGACTGCAGACTTCGTATCTGAAATCAAAGATTATTCTTTGCAAGATTATGATTGGACAGAATTTCAACATGAATTGAGTTATGACAATTTGGTTAATTCTTGGAAAGCTAAGAATGATACAACAAGTGGTTTATTTGGTGGTCAGATTTTATATCCAATGATTAACTATGGATTACCTTATCAAGATGGTTCAACTACTCCACCATTCACTTATGAGTTTACTGGTTCAACTGGTTTCTATCAAATTGGTAAAGCAGTATTTCCAAATTTATTCAAACCAGCTATTCGATTAAAAACAATAATCGATAAGATATTTGAGAACACAACATACACAGTAGAATCTGAATTTTTTAACTCAGACTATTTCAGGTCAATCTACATGGATACATTCCAAGATGGTAAAGTTGGAACTACATCTGCATCAGGTTTAACAAACCAAAACTTATTCAAAGTTTATATGAGGGCATCAACTATTTTGAGACCTGATAATTTAAACTTTCAAAATCAAAATTTTTATACATTAAGAAACGATGGATACAACCCATTAAATTTATTTAAACTTGGTCCTGTTCCATCCAATCCAAACTTAACGGCAATCAACCCATTTGCACCATTTGATTCATCATATTTTAGAGCACCATTTGCGGGTACATATTATTTCAATTTTAAATTTACATTTAGTGGTGAAGGTAACATACCAGGTGACTTTGTTGCTGGTCAATTTATTGCTCGTAAAGGTCCAAATTTGAATGCATTAGAAACAGGTGGTGGATTTGCAGCAACATCTCCAATTTTCAGTAATACCGCACCAAACGGAGCATCGGTTAACTGGTTTTTCTCAGGTACATGTCAATCGGGTGATTTCGTTAAGATATTTTGGAAGACAGCTCAGTCATCAAACTCAGGTGTTGCACAAATTACATTTAGAGGATTCAATCAATCGGGTGTGGTAACACCATCTCCTGTTTGGGATTTGTATAATTCACCAACAGTATCAAGCCCTACCTTGGTGAATTTCCAAAAGGGAATGCCCAATATAAAATCCATAGACTTTTTTAAAGCTATGGTTACCATGTTCAATCTAATTGTAATACAAGATGAGTCAAATAAAACATTAAGGATTGAACCCTACAATTGGTATTACAATGATGAAGATAGAATTAAACGAGATTGGACTGAAATATTAGATTTAAATTCATCCTACAAAATTGAACCATTGTCATTTGATTTATCCAAAGAATTGAATTGGACATATAGTGCAGTTCAAGGTGATAAAATTCAAATCAATCAAACTTTATCTGGTGATAATGGTAGTATTGGTGATTATTATAACACATTATTTGCAGCAGAAAACGGATATACATTTGGTCAATATTCTTACCTATCTCAAGGTAATTTATTAGCTGGTGAACAAACATATCAATTACCATTTTCTGCGTTACCTACTGAGACAGTAAGTGGTTCAACTTATGTTGTAATTCCTGGCGTATATCAATTAAATTCTGCGGGACAACAATTACCATTCTCATCAAAACCACATATATTCTTTTGGGTTGGAAATAGATATTGTTATAATGACAATAATAAAACATCAGGTTCACAATGGTGGTTATTGAGTGGAGCAACCCCATACGCTTGGACAACATATCCATGTGTATCCCATTTATCATCATTGGATATCACAATTCCTGAATACGTTTCTGACTTGAATTTTGGTTCAGATTTCGATTTCTTTTATAATGATAATCCACAACCAATTCAAATAACACCGTACACATTATACAACTCATTTTGGAAGGATTATGTGGATAACAATTACTCCAATGAAACACGAAGATTCAGTGGTAAATTTTACTTTACACCATTGGATGTTTACAATACAAAATATAACGATAAAATCTTTTTAAAAGATTCATATTATCGAATTGAAAAAATTGATGAAGCTGATTTGGTTGATAATAAATTAACTGATATTTCTTTGATAAAAGAACGTGGAGGTTATTACAAAATTATACCACCATCTCCTGAATATTTGATTACCCAAGGTCAAGGAACCTATCCTGTTCTTGTTGCACCTGTTGCATTAAACGTAATCAGTTCGGGTGATAAAGACACTCTTTGTGCAGGTGGAGGTGTTGGTCAAACTATTTACCAATATGGTGGGGGATTACAATTATATGAAGGAAGTACGGTTGTTACCGCTATTGGAACAGTGGGTAATATCCCATATGTCGCTCAAGGAACTTATTTAAAATCCCCAATCACAAATAAAATATTTGTAGTTATAAACAACTACGGTCAGATTATCGAGGACCCTTGTTAAACATAATATAAATCATGGCAGAAAGAACTATTGGCTTACGATTACAGATTAATGGTGTACCTGAAACTATCACCAATATCAAACAATTAGAGTCTTCAATTGGTAAATTAGAGGAAGAGTTAAAAGGTGTGGACATTGGGTCCGCAAAATTTAATCAATTAACAACTGAGATTAGAACTGCGAGAGGTAGACTTGAAGACTTCAACAAAAGTACTGAGGGTTTAGGTTTCGAGAAATTGGTCGAGTCTGTTGGTAAATTCGCTGGTGGTGTAACGGGTGCATTTGCAGCCGCAAGTGCTGCGGTTCAATTATTCGGTAAGGATAATGAGGATGTGGCCAAAGCCGCAGCAGCCGCTCAAAACGTTTTAACCATCGCCATTGGTGCAACCACTGTGGCTGAGGGTGTTCTTGCGGCTAAGAAATTATTCACAAGAAATGCAACAATCGCACAAACAGCCGCGACCGTCACAGCTACAGGTGCGGTGGGTGCTGAGACCGCAGCGACAGTTGCGTTAACAGGAGCTGAGGTTGCCGCAACAACTGCAACCGTAGGTCTTACAGGTGCAATTAAATTATTGGGTAACGCAATTAAGAGTAATCCAGTTCTATTCATCGTTGGTGCATTAGCCGCCGCAGCAACCGCCATGGCAGTCTTTGGTGATGACACAGAGGAAGCTGAAAAAGCTGTAGCTGATTTGGATAGAACTTTGAGAAAAACATTAGACACATTAGATGATGTTGCTCGTAGAAAACAAAACGATTTAAAAATTCAATTAGCATCAGCAGCCGCTGAAGGTAAGAGTATTGAAGAATTAGCAGCATTAAGACAAAAATCCTATAAGGAAGAAATTGATTTACAAGTAGCAAAAGTACGTGCAATTAATACTGCGTACTTGAATGAATTACAGATATTAGAAAAACGTAAATTAAGTGAAGAAAAATATGCGGAAGAAAGGAAAAAAGTTGATGACAAATATGATTCTCAAAGACAAGCCGCAATTGTTGCAAGAAACAACGCAGAGGTAAACGCAGAAATTGATAAGATTAATACTCTCAAAGAAATTCAACTTCGAGATTTGAATATTTCTATTGCAAATCAGAAACGTAAAAATGAATTAATTAGTGCTGAACTTAAAAAAGGTCTTGCTGATTTAAAATTATCTTATGAAGATGAATTAAGAGAAGCCAAGAAAAATGGTGAGAATATTAATTTGGTAACACAGAACTATGTAAAACAAAGAAATGATTTAATTAAACAAGCTCAAAAAGAATTAAATAATTTAACCAAAACCGCTAATAAAGAATTATTAGATATTCAAGGTAGAAATTATCAACAACAAGTTGACGATGTGGTTGCGGTTGAAACTAAGAAAAGAGAAGAATTAAAAAAGGGACTTGATAACTTAAAAACAGCCGGTGTTGCAACTCAAAAAGATATTGATGATACAAACAAAGCAATTGCTGATAGTTTAGCTACTCAACAATTGAAAATTCAACAGATTCAAGAAACCATCAATAAAGATTATTTACAAGGTCAGGTTGATTTATTTGAGAAAGCAAAACAACTACAAACAGGAGTTATTGAGACTGAAGAAGATGCCGCAAGAAAGAGATTGGAATTGTTCGTTTCAAATTTCAAAAAGTATAAAGAAACTGAATTAAATAAAATTAAACTTGCTTTAGAATCTGCGGGTGTTGAAAAATCTATTATTGATGAAACATTAAAGAAATATGAAGATTACTTCAATAAGTTAGGTTTATTACAATATAATAGTCAAGAGATTGAAAGAGGTTTAACCGAATCTACAAAACAAGAATTAGGTGCTCAATTAGAACTAAATCAAAGTTATTACGCAGAATTAAAAAGAATACAAGACACCTATACAACTGCAGGAAAATTAGCTCAGTTACAAGATGCATTTGAAAAAGAAAAAGCTCTAATTCAAAAGAATGGTGGTGACTTAAATGCTTTGTATGAAAAGTATGAAAAGGACAAACAAAAGATTTATGAAGAGGGTGAAAAAGAATCTAAACAACAAAAGAGAGATGTTGATAGAGCAAGAATACAATTAGAACTTGAATTTCAAGCAAAACAATTGAAAATACAAAGGGATGCTCTAAGAGATAGATTACGAGTTTTAGAGTTAGACCCAACCATAAATCCTGAGAAATTAAAAGAAGTAAAAGCTGCTTTATTACAAGTTGAAACTGAATATAATGATAAATTATTAGCGATACAAAAAAATACTACAACCACTACTGAAGAAGATACAAATGAATTGATTGCAAACCTACAAAAAGGTATTGAAATCTTTTCATCAACCATTTCTCAAATTGCATCTTTGGCAGCACAATCTTATAGTCTTCAATTAGAAAGATTAGAATTAGATTATCAAAACACATTAGCTAAGGTTGTAGGTGATACAGAACAAGCCAACCAAAAACGAGAAGAGCTTGAAACAATGTATCAAGCACAGAAAAAAGAAATTGAAAAGAAAGCTCGATTGACCTCTTTGAAAATCCAAATTGCACAAGCAACCGCAGATGCCGCTTCAACGATTTTGAAAACATTTGCAGAATATGGATTCACTCCTGTGGGTATTGCATTATCCGCTTTAGCAGCAATTATGGCTGGTGTTCAAGTTGGAATAATTGCTCAACAAATTGGTGTGGTTAAGTCGATGGCTCGTGGTGGTTTCTTACGTGGACCATCTCACGAACAAGGTGGAATTAGCTACCAAGCTGGTGGTGTTGAGGTTGAAGGAAATGAATCTGTAATCAACAGACGTTCAACATTGGCATACGCACCATTACTATCACAGATAAACATGCAAGGTGGTGGTAGACCAATCTATGTTAACAGTATAATGGATTCACGTATGGCTGAAGTATTGGCGGCAACTAAACAAGAACCAATCAGAGCTTATGTGTTAGAAAAAGACATTACCAAATCACAAGCTGTAAACAGAAGATTGGAACAATTAGCGAGTTATTAAACAAAAATATTTATTAAAATGGGATATAAAATCATTGAATTAGAAATTGATAACAATATTCTATCAGGTCAAACAGGTGTAGATAGTGTTGCGTTGGTTGAAATGCCAGCAATTGACACCGAATTTGTTTTCTTTGGTAGACAGAAATTTTATAAAGCCCCTGATTACGTTTCACAAAAAGCGTGTAGGGCAATCAGAGAGAACGAAGAACGTGGAAATCCCGCAGGAACTCAGGTTGGAAAAGTAAGAGCACAACAATTGTGTAACCAATCTGAGATTTCTTTGGAAACAATTAAACGCATGAAATCCTATTTGGAACGTGCGGCAACTTACAACACAGGAAATTGGGATGATAAAGGAACCATCGCCTACGGATTATGGGGTGGTGAGGAAGCTCTTAAATGGGTTGATACCGTATTATCTCAACTTGAGAATCAAGAAATGGATATCGATACATCCAATCTACCACCTTATGTAAATTATCCCACTGGTGAGACAGAAAACAACATGTTGATTAAACCAATATTGTTTGTTGAAAAGATACCAGGTGAAGGTAAGGGTGATTATCTACAAAGATGTATTCCCGTTTTAAGACAAGAAGGATACGATGAAGACCAAGCGGTTGCAATCTGTATCGATGAATACAAGAACTTTTCCCAATGTGGGAATTGTAAACAAGGAATGGCTATTACACCTAACCCATGTTGGAAAGGTTATGAACCTTATGGATTAAAACCTGATGGTTCACCAAATTGTATTCCTGTAGAACAATCAAAAGAAGAATTTACATTGATTGGATATATGGATGGTATTCCATATTTCTCAAATCCTGTTGATGCAGCGGCATACGGTAAAATCAATTATAACTGTGAGGGATATCATGTACATCAAGATGAAAACGGAAATGATGTGTACATGTCTTGTGCAACTCACGATGAAATAGGTGACGGTGGTGTTGAACTCGAATCACTATTGGCACAAGGATGGGTAATTGAAGATATCCAAGAGGTTAATCCTGAAGAATTATTACAATCAGTTAGACAGAAATATTCTAAAATAACTGAACAAGAATTTTACAGAATAGTCTCAGACCCGAATGAAAATTCAATACAAGATTTTGCTGGTGCAAAAATCAGATACGTTTATGTATCAGGAATGGGTTCAGACCTGATTGCAACCAGTAGAGAGTTTTGTAGAAGAATGATGGGTGGTAGACAATTCGTATTCCGTTATGAAGATATCATGAGATTGAACGCAGAGATTACTGCGGAAGATGTGGAAAGAACAATCATCCCAAGACCTGTCGGAACTCAACCTGATATCATGATGTATAAAGGTGGAGCAAATTGTCGTCATTATTGGTTACAATTAATCTTTGGAAATCCAAATCCAAACGTGGGTTATGAAGAAACAATTACCAACAGAAAATATGATGAAATCAGAAAGGCAGAAATAACCAATCCTGCAACAGGTCAAGCTGGTATGGTTAATCCAAAAGCAAATCCACAAAAAGGTTCAAGAGATGGATTTAACCGTGGTGTAAACAGAATGATATTGGTTGATATCGATGATACCTTGTTCGATGGATTAACACCAAATCAGGATGTGATTGATTACGTTAATTCCAAGTTTGGTGGATATAGAATTGCAATCATGTCAGCAAGAAACTCATCGAGAAGAGCTGAGACCATCAATCAATTGATGAAAGCTGGTGTCAAGTACGATGATTTATTCTTGGTTGAATCTCCATACAACAAACAGAAAAAAGCCAAGGAATTAATTGGTGATGGATTTAACATTGTCGAAGCCATTGAGAACAATCCACAAACAAGAGAAGATTATAGAGGTGTTGGTATTTTAAAAGTTACCAATCCTGATTCATTCTCAAAGTTAATTCCAAATGGATTTATTCAAGGTTTGCCAGTATTTGAAGATAAGGTTATGGCTCAAGATTATTCTTATGAGAATGGTTGTGGTGGAATTGTTGAACCTGTAAATTATATGGGCAAACAAATGTACCAATCTTGTTCTTACAACTCAAACAAAAAAGAGGATTTCAGTAAAATAGAATTTGCCAAGGATAACGACAAGAGAATGATATTCGGACCATTGATGTTACCCAACGTTTTAATCCCACGTATCGAAGAAGAAACTGGTGAGAAATACTTTGTGAAATTCAAACCTGAAACCATTGAAAAAATTCAAAGAAAATTCATGATTGATGGGTACCAAAGAAATACCAATTTGGAACATTCCAATAAAACATTTAACGATGTTGTTTTGGTTGAGAATTGGATTGTAGAAAGTGCTCAAGATAAAATCTATTCATTTGGATATAATCAAAATCAAATTCCAATTGGTTCATGGGTTGGAGGATATTATGTTTTACCAACCAAAGAAGGTGATAAGATTTGGGAAGAATTAATTAAGACAGGAAAAGTAAAAGGATTTAGTGTTGAAGGATTCTTCAATCTTAAATTCTTCAAAGAGCAATTTGATAAAACTGATGATGATATTCTATTGGAAGAAATTATTCATATTCTAAATTCAGTAGAGGATTGAATTATCGTCAATAAACAAGTATAATATTTATCTTATACATAAAATAAACAATTAAAATTTTATTATGAAAGCACACGATGCAATAAACAAAATCAAGGAGATGCTTAATCTTTCTTTCAAGAAAGAGAGTTTTGCAACTACGTCTTTGGAAGATGGTACGGAAGTAACCAACAACTTAGACTCTGATTTCATGATTGGTCAAGTTCTTTATGTAGTAGGTGAATCAACTTTAACACCAGCACCAGCAGGTACTCACACAACTCGCGAGGGTTACAAGATTACCGTGGATTCTGAGTCAGTTATTGTTGCTATTGAAAGTTCAGTATCTGATGCTGAAAAAGAAACCACTGATGAAACTACTGAAGAGAACATGTCAGAAGAAGCAGAAGCTATTGTTGAGGAAACACCAGCCGCTATAAAAGACGAGGTCATTGCTGAAGTTGTAGATGCTTTACTTCCACTTGTTGAAGAAGTAAAAACTCTCGCTGAGGAAATGAAAAAATTAAAGACAAAAATGGAGACTGAAATGTCTTCAATAAAAAAGGATTTTGATTCATTCAAAAAATCACCTGAGAAATTCTCTGTAGTAGAAAAAAAGACCTACAAAGAAACTATGGATGATTACAAATTGGATATTATCAAATCAATGAGACGTTAATAAAAAATAAACTAACAATTAAAAACATGGAAAAGAATAAAAAATTCAACTTCAACTATGACTTAGCTGCGTTACCAACGTACAACAGCTATGGTTCAGATATGTTGATTAAATCCATTTTGGGATTAACCCTTCCAAAATATGCTACAGTTCGTCCTAACTTAAAAGGAACAACCGAGAAAGTTGGTTTCGTAACCAACGATGTAATCTTACAAGACTTAGATTGCGGATTCTCACCAACAGGTGCTACAACCCAAAACTTGGTAACTGTAGACCTTTGTAATAAAAAAGTAAACCAACAACTTTGTCCTTACGATTTGTATGACACATATTTGTCACAGTCTCTTTCAAACGCTAACTTCCAAGAGTCAGTTCCATTTGAAGAAGTAATCTTGACAGATATCTCTAACAGAATCGCTAACCAAGTTGAAAAACAATTATGGCAAAATACAGTTGCTACAGGTGGTACTTACGGTTCAGCTTGTTTCAACGGTGTTGGTGCATTAATCACTTCAGGTAATGGTGCTACTCAAATCGCTTACACAGGTGCTACTTCATCTAACGGTTTGGATGTATTCTCTACTATCTACCAAAACATTCCTTCTAACGTATTGCACAGAGATGACTTAGTAATTTACTGTTCTTATGCTAACTACAGAGCGTTGGTTGCTTCTATGAGAAACAGTTCTTATGTGAACTTGTTCACTCTTGATGCTGCTGGTGCTGCTTCAGGTGAAGAGTGGTCTTTGGTTCTTCCTGGTACTAACGTAAGAGTTATCCCAACTGTTGGTCTTGATGGTGTAAATGCGTACTACGCAGGTCCTGCATCATACTACATGTTCGGTATGAACTCTGAAATCATGACAGTGAAGTCTATCTACGACCCATTCGAAGACATCGTTAAGATTATGGCTAACGTAACTTACGGTATCGGTGTATTCGACCCAGCTTCATTCTGTATCTGTAAATCGTAATAAAAAAATAAACTTTAAATTAACTAACGAATAAATTATGGCAAGTTGTTATATCGAAAATGGTTATACTCTTGACTGTCGTAACGAGTCTACAGGTGGTATCAAATCTCTGTGGATTTTGGGAGACTCAGGTTCAACCATTACATCTGTTACCTATAATGGTGACAATGCTATTACCAGTATTTCTGGTACGGGAACTTTCTATAAGTTTGAGTTAGTACGTCAATCTTCTTCTTTAACTGAAGACGTATTGGTAAACGATACTAACCAATCTATAGTGTTCCAACCAACAGTGGTAGTTAACCTACCGAAACTGAACCAAGCATTGAGAAATCTTTGGTTCGAATTAATCAAACAGAACGCATTGTACATGATTGTTCTTGATAACAACGACCGTTATTGGGCCGTTGGATTCGAGAATGGTGTATACATCAGTGCGGGACAGATGTTATCAGGTTTAGCGTACAATGACGCTAACGGTGTTAACCTTACCTTCTTAGGTGGTGAGCCTAACCCATCAGCTGAAATCGTTGTAACTACAACTTTGGACGCTGTGTGTCAAGGTATCAACGTTAACGCTGAGTAATGATATCTAAATTGGATACCGAAAAGGGGGCGTAAAAACCCCCTTTTTATTTATCCTATAAAATAAATTACTTATATTTTTAAAAAAGATTATGGGATTCAATTGGGGAGGAAAAAAGTGGCGACCAGCAAATGTACCGAAAGGGCAACCAAAAATTAATCAATCTATTGAGGAATTACTAAAACCTTTATCTGAAAAGAAATGGAAAGGTAATGTTTGGGGTTCTCAAATTATGAATGTTGAAAAGGAGACAACTCCTGATGTAAGTCCATCACCAACTCCTTCAGTTACCCCATCAGTTACACCATCTTCACCAGTACCAAGTGTAACTCCAACACCAACAGTCACTCCAACACCTTCACGAACTGTTTTAACATTAAACCAAGCATATCAAGGAGGAAGAATTGTTTACATTCTTCAATCTGGTGATACAGGTTATGACCCTGATGTTCAACATGGTTTAATTATGACAACCACCGATACTGGTGGTATAAACACTTTGTGGGGATGTCAAGGAACAAATATCACAGGTACCACTGAATCAATTGGTTCAGGTCAAGCAAATACAACAGCGATTGTCAATCAATGTGCGACAGCTGGTATTGCAGCACGAATTTGTGATGATTTGAGTTCAGGTGGATATTCAGATTGGTATCTTCCAAGCAAAGATGAATGGTATTCAATTAATGCCAATTATTCAGGTGGTCTTTTATCTAGTTTAGGATTTTCTGATGGTGACAGATATTGGACATCATCACAGTACAATTCAAATCAAGCTTGGTATCAAGAGATTTGTTGTTTCATTGCCTCAAATACAGATAACAAAAACAATAACGGATACAAGGTTAGAGCTGTACGTTCATTCTAATGTTAAACATCAATAAGAAATTAATATTAGATGGTCAGGAATATGATGGATATGTAATTGAAACAATGGTCATCAATTTTCAAACAGATGTCATCACAATTAACGTATCATATTTCAATAGAACGAAACATACAAAAACTGTGAGAGATTATGTGGTAAAAGTTGGAGATGAAATTAACCTAATGGACGCAATCAATCAGATACACGAAATACATAAAAATATAATAATATAACAAAAGATGGCAAGGAATTTTTTTAATAAGAAATTTTCAGATTATTTAGGAGAACAACGAGCGTTGTTGGATATCATAACACAATTTTTTGGTGCAACACCAACTCCAACCGCAACACCGTTTGCATCACCTTCACCAACACCCACAGCAACTCCTACAAGAACACCATCTTTATCACCAACCCCTACCGCAACGGTTTCTCCAACGAGAACTCCAACGGTTACTCAAACCCCTTCAATTACACCTTCACCTTCACAAACCAATTTCCCTTCACCATCTACTTCACCGACACCATCGGTGACACCTTCATTATCACCATCGGTTACACCAACAAGGTCAGTAACCCCATCGGCAACACCATCAGCTACACCATCTTTAACTCCATTCGCAAGTCCAAGTGCAACACCATCATTGACACCGACACCATCACCATCAAGTACTCCAAGTGTTGGAGCATTTGAATTTAGAATTGATACCAATTTCCCTGGTAGTAACGTGTTCTCATTTTACTTACCATTAAGTGGTTCAGGATACAGTTTCCAAGTCAATTGGGGTGATGGAAATTTAGAAAATTATAGTGGAACATTAAGTGATGTTTTACACGTTTATTCAACGCCAGGAAGTTATAAAATATCAATTACAGGTACATTCCCAAGACTTTATTTTAACAACACTGGTGACTGTCAAAAAGTAACCTCATTGGATAGATGGGGTAATATTGTATGGGATACATTAGCACATGGTTTTGATGGTTGTTCAAACATGGTTTATGCGGCAAATGATACACCTGATTTATCAGCTTGTACATCTTTGGCTTATCTCTTTAGATTCAACAGTAGTAATAGTTTTGATGCGTCTTTACAAACTTGGGATGTTTCAAATATTCAAGACATATCCTACATGTTTGCAGGATGTGCAAACTTTACAGAAAATATAGATAACTGGGATACCTCAAATATCACATTGATGGTAGGTACCTTCCAAGGTTGTTTCAATTTCAATTCAGATTTGGGATTATGGTCTACAACCAATGTGACCGATATGTCCTATATGTTTTCTGCAGCACAAACATTCAATGGTAACGTAACGACTTGGGATACATCTAATGTTGAGAATTTCCAATGGATGTTCTATAAAGCAGCATCTTTTAACCAAGATATTGGAAACTGGAACACATCAGCAATTATCTTGGATACAGCCATGGATTATATGTTCTCAGGAGCATTAACATTCAACCAAGATTTAACTCTATGGTGTGTATTACCAATTCTTTCTGAACCAGCAACATTTAGTGATGGTGGTTGTCCTTTGATTGATGGTAATAAACCAATATGGGGAACTTGTCCTACACTTCCATCTGTAACCCCAACGGCTACTCCAACGATGAGTGCAACACCATCAGCAACTCCATCTATGAGTATATCACCAACACCAAGTATAACTCGTACCCCAAGTGCAACTCCAAGTATCACACCGTCAATCACACCTTATCCACTTTGTCCTGAACAATTGGAATATACGCGTATTAATACTACAGGTAATACCCAATTTAATGGAATTTACAATAGATTATATTCATATACGGGTGGAACATTCAGTGGTGGATATTGGACCGCAGATACACAAACTTTTACACCAGGTCCAATCAGTGGAAATACATATGCAGCATTCGGAAAATATTCAGGTTCAACTTATTGGATAATTATGTGGCAAGATGACCCATCAGGTGCTGACCAATGGGTGCTCCAAGAAACTACTGGTGATTATAGAATAAATGGTGGGACATTCTCAGGAACAGGTATTGGAATGGGTAATGGTCTTTTAACTGATGGTTCAATTTATTATCCATCAAATGGAGCGATAACCGCCAATAGTTACATATCTTATCCTCCTGTTTGTCCATCAACAACACCAACCCCATCAGCAACCTCATCAGTTACTCCGACACCAAGTGCAACACCAGCAGCACCAAGTCCAACGCCTACACCAACAATGACACCAACACCTTCGGGTGGAGGTTGTACACCATGGACACCAACACAATTGACAACAGCATTATGGTTGGATTCATCTGATACTGCAACATTAACATTAAGTGGTTCATTGGTAACTCAATGGGACGATAAGAGTGGTAACAACAGAGATGCAACAACAACAAGTGGTAATGAACCAAGTTTATTGACCGCAAATTTGGATGGTAAGGATACAATTGATTTCCCATCTAAATGGTTTGATTTGCCAGACTTCACATTAGGATATGACGCAACTGTATTTGTTTTGGCAAGAAGAGATACATCATCAAGTTATCAAGCCATGTTAACATTATATTCACCATCTAATACATGTTCATTTGGTGAATTATGGGGTAGTAGTGGTTATCCAACTGACTACATGTACTATGGTGTACCAAACGAAGAAATTAGAGGTAATACAACTTTATCAAATGGAACATACTATTTCACATCAATTGTTAGAACAGACACTGGTGGAGGTACAGGTTCAATTAGTTTATGGTTAGATGGTGCATCCGATAATACACCAACTTCAATTGTATTACCATCTTCTGGTACATTCTCAGATTCATTAATTGGTAAAGACCAATATAACGATTACTTCGATGGTGCTATTGCTGAAATTATTGTATGTGATTCAGCTTTATCAACTACAAATAGAGAAAAGGTAGAAGGATACCTTGCATGGAAATGGGGAATGGAAGCAGATTTACCATCTGGTCACCCATATAAATCTTCACCACCTTGTGTTTAATATAATTTAATATGATACCAATAAACCAAGCTCAATTAAATACAGTAGTTGCAACCTGTTCTCGTAATAAACAGTTAACAGGGACTGTCTATTATTTGTGGACAATCACTCACAAATTAACCAAACAAAATTGGAAGTTCATTCCATACTTGTTACCAGCAACAGGTGCAGTTGGATATGAGCCAAGTTATGACCAATTTCAAATTGATGTTGATTCAGGAAGTTCTGAGGTATTCATTGCAACAGGAACCACAACACCAGTAAATCTACACTTAATACCGGGTCAATATTATGTGAAAATCTATGAACAAGCGTCTCCGACAAATTTGAACCCAATAACCGCATTCGATGTGGTGTATGAAGGAATGGCCAATGTAATTGGAACCAACCCTGTTTATAACGAAATTGTGTCATACTCTGGCACATCATCGAGTCAAATATTTAAAGTATATCAAGGATGATTAACATTGAAAAATTAAAATTTGGTGCAAACACCCTAACTAGTTTCCAAGAGGTGTTTAACCGCAACGAGTTCTTTATTCGTTGGGGGGTGGATAATATGTTCGTTAATGAACTATATCTACTTAACGATGCATCACCAATTCAAAACGCATGTGTTCGTAGTAAAGTAGATAACGCCATTGGAATGGGTTATGTTAACGATTATAAAATTAACACCAAAGAAACATTAAATGATGCCGCAAGAAAAATGTATTATGAGTTTATTACAACTGGTAATTTATTTTTGGAAGTGGTTTGGAAACAAGACAGGTCTCAAGGACTTGCTGGTTTATATGTAATTCCTTCACGTTATATGAGATTGGGTAAACCAAAGGAAATGGGTGAGGATGTAAGCAAATACATGTATTGTAGAGATTGGGCGAATTGGAGAAAAGCGGGTGTAGTTGAGTTCTGTGAATTTGACCCAAATAATTACACAGACAGACAGATTGTTCATATCAAACAATACCAAAGTGGATACGATTATTACGGAGCTCCTGATTGGTTATCTGTAATCAATGACGTGAGATTAAACCACGCCATCACCGTATTCAATTTAGCCAATATCCAAAACGGTTTATCACCATCATTATGGGTTCACTTCAACATGAACGCACCTGACTCACAGAACGAACAAACACAAATATTGAAAAGTATTGAAGACCGTTATATGGGTCCTGAAAACGCTGGTCGTGTAATTGTATCTTATGGTGAAGCAGAACAAAAACCTGACATCACTCAAATCCAATCAACAGTTGAATCGGGATATTTCTCAAACATCTTTGAATTGGTTCAAAAACAAATCATGAGTGGTCACAAAATCATTGATGGTAGTTTAATTGGTTTACCAAACCCTGGCGGATTTACATCATCAGCTGACCAATTGGAAACAGCTTATAAACTATTTATGAATACAAGTGTGAGACCTTTACAGAATTTCATGAATAGAGAATTACAACCTCTGATTGAATTGATTCACCCTGACCAAGAAATAAGTTTAGTCATTCAACAAAACCAAATCTTAAACTAATATGAACAACGTTTTACTTATATCAGAGGAATTATTAAAAACATATTCTTATATCAATGAGAATGTGCAGAGTGATGAATTGAGATATGCAATCATGGTTTCTCAGAATATTGAGATTCAAGAATCCCTTGGTACAAATCTATATCAATATATCATCGATGCTGTTGATGATGGTACCATCTCAAGTCCATCCAACGCAAACTATAAAAACTTATTAGACAAATATATCCAACCGGCTTTGGTTGGTTATGCTTTGTATAGAGCCGTGGATAACTTCATGGCAAAACTTATGTCAGTTGGTACCGTTCAGAATCGTTCAGAACAAGGTAACCCAATTGATTTCAAATTATTCTTGCACATTAAAACTCAAGCAAAACAAGATGCTCAGTTTCAAGATAATTTGTTGAGAAGACATTTAATATTCAAATCAGGTTTGTATCCTGAATACAATAACGGGAATCTTAACGAAGGTCAATTACCTCCAATACCTCAAGCTCCATTCCAATCACCAATCACTTTACCAGGTGCTGGTTTCTATTGGAACAGAAAAGGTGTGAGATATGGTTGTACAAGTCCTTTATGTGCAGATAGTCCATTCCCTCAGTGGTATGGTTCCCCAAACAATTCGCCAGGAACACATTCTTAATCTATGCAGAATTTACCAGTATCAGAAATAGTCACCGCTGTAATCGCGGGAATTGTTGGATGGGTTACAAGTGGTCGTTTTACAAAACAATCCATTGAAGTACAAAACGCACAAGCTGTTTTGGAAATGTGGAAAGAAACTGCCACAGCTCAAAAGTTAGAAATCCAACAATTGAAAGAAGAAATGAAATCCATGGTCAAGAGAATTGACGAATTGGAGAATCATGTTCTACGTTTGGAAACAGAAAACAAGGAACTGAAAAAACAGTTGTCAGCTTGACAATCCTACACAAACTAATCTATGAATATTAAATCCCACTACTCGGTGGGATTTTTTATTTTAGTCTGGCAAAAAATATTTCAAAAAGTTTGGATATCTCAAATTTTTTAGAATATCTTTGTATATCAATTTAAAAATGAAAGACATGAAAACAGTATTTGCAAGTTTGTTGTTTACCTTGGTAACAACCACGTCAATGGCTCAAATGATGAAGCCTGAGTATGATTGGAATAACTTTGATGAGAAATCTTATCAACTCCACAAAAAGGAATTGAATCAGTATTACGATTCTAAAAAAGAGGAAGTAATCAAAGAATATAGTTCTGGTTGGAGAACTATTGATTATACTGAATCTAAAAAAGTAGATTTGGAAGTAATTGAAGTAGACAGAAAAGCGGATTTGGATATGTTGGAATATTACTACGAATTAGAAAACGAATCATCTTTCGAAAAAATGATTAGAAGTATTAAAGTATTTCGAAATTCAGTAACATTCAAATATGGTGTTCTACCGATTTCAATAGGATTTCTGTTAGGTATTCTACTTGTAGTCTTTCGAAAGACAACAGTTAAAATATAAAATTAAATCCCACTTATTCGGTGGGATTTTTTATTTTATTCCTAAACTTATTATTCACCAAATTGGATACATAAGCTTGGGACAAACCATACTCATCTGCAAGGACTTGTTGTTTCTCTCCTTTACTATATTTCTCTCGTATTGCAAGAACGGTTTCCATTTTGATATCATCTCTGAAATTGGTTACATTTCCACGTTCTCTATTTGGGTCCCATTCAAGATTTGATATATTGTTGTTCCAACGATTACCATCCTTATGTTTTACATATTCGTAGTTGTTTGGATTAGGTAAGTAAACCTCAGCAACCAATCTATGAACGTAATGGAACGTATATTTCTTTTTGATGTACAACATCATCTGAGGATAGTCATTTACGTTCTGAACTTTCTTCTGAACTCTGTTTTTATTGAATACACGACCATCTGTGGTAACGTAATAATTTGTATCTCTAAATCTTTTCATAATCAAAATATATAAATAAATATTAAAAATAAAAAGTACGATGCATAAAAAACCCGGCTCCTGTTATAAAATGGCGAATAGTAATAATGGGTAAGGAGCCGGGTAAAGAAATAAAGAGATATTAATTTCTAATATTAAATATACAAAAAAAAATTTAGAAGCAAAACTATCCCCCCCTACGGACAGTAAAAAAATATGGATAAACTAAAAGGGGGAGATAGAAACCACTGTTGGAGCTTCGTGGTTTTTTGTGGTTCGGTTATGATTCAAAGATAATACATAATTTGGTAATTACCAAATCTTATTTTTGAACTTGTCGTGATTGATTTGTAAATCAGTGTCAGTTGGTATTTCGTTGAATAGCCCACTAAATCTTTCACTGGTTAACCTATCTTGCAGATAGTGTAGGATTATGTACAATTTTCCATTTGGAGTGATTATAGGACATATTCTTGATTCAATGTCATACATCATATTTGAATTGATGGTTACCCTTTCACAAATATATCCGAGTTCTTCTACTTCTTCAATTTGAGATTTAACCTTTTCCTTTTCTTCAGGCCATCGATTACCGTTTCGAATCATATTGATTAATGGTCTACTGACCCCATACATCTTGGCGATTTCTGAATCCTTTAGATTTTGAACAAATAGTTTCTTTATTTCTTTTACTTGTTCGATTTTGAGTTTGTGTGCTCCTAGCATGGTAAATTGTGTTTTTTACAGAATTGTTTATGAATTGATATACCGTTATCAAATTTATATCCTAATGAACATAATAGTTCTGCGGTATTCTTGAAATCCTCTTCCCTGATTGGGTCGAGTTTGAGATAGTCCATCTCAGGGTCCTCATCTTTATCTTTACGATGATAATGTATTTTGCATTTGGAGTCTAATCCCCATTTGCCACCTTTCTTTTTGTAAAATTGTTCTTCAGGTTGGTATTTCCCACATAACCTACAGAAGAACATCCAACCATTCTCACCCATAATCCTGCGTGAGAGTAGGTCTTCAAATTTCTTTTTTCCCGCCATACTAATAAATATACAAATAAATTTGGAAAATCCAAATCTTTATGTATATTTGTAATATTTATAGGAAAATAAATAACTTTGTATCATGGCGAACAGAATTGAATTAAAGAATCTTGAAACAGTATTCGATGAGCAAACATCGGAAGACTTGATGTCATTACTATCTCAATGCAAACAAATTGAGGGCGATGAAAAAGTTACTGCGGTTATCAAAGATATTAATAATAATGGAAGAATAACATTCAGGCAATGGAAATTCTTGAAAGCTACGTTGAAGGAACAATCATATAATCCGTATAAAAGAATATAAAAATGAAAAACGAAACAGAACAGTTCCTTAAAATGTCATATGACATTCTTGAAAATAAACAATTGAATGCTGGTGAAAAAATAACCCTTGCATTGATATATTCATTTCATAATAATAAAAAAGAAATGTACATGTCATATGGAAAAATGGCATCAAGAATGGGTGTAAGTAGAACCACTGCAATTGATAGAATTAATTCATTGAGAGAAAAAGGTTACATTGAAACCAAAGAAATTAACAGTAAACGAAGAATCATCATTCCGTTAAGGATGGTCGAAATACCGACCAATGTGGTCGATGTACCGACTACCATGGTCGATGTACCGACTGATAATGGTCGGAATACCGAACAGTCGATGGTCGGTGTAGTTGGCGCAATTATATACCCTTCATTAAATAAAAAATTAGCTAACCAATCAAATAACGAATTAAATAACCAAATTAAAGAAATATTGCACCATAATACTGGGGCGGTTGTAAAAGGATGGGATTTGAAAAAAAAGATTAAAGAGCAAATATTGAAAGATTTCTCAACGTATTACAAAACAGAATTTGAGCAAAGAGAATATTTGTTTGCGAGCATTGATAATTCTGATTATAATGCAATTATCAATAAAACAAAATTAGATTGTATTAAGCCAGAACAAATAGAATTATTTATTTGGCATAGGGATATTGATATAACAAAGGATTATCCAACGGAAGAATTACCAGAATTACTGGTGCAATATGTAAAATGAAATTCTACTAATATGTAAAATTTGGAATTTGCAGATAAATTTTATAAATTTGTATATATGGAAAACACCAACCAAACACTAGAAGAAATGTTGTTCAATGTGGCTGGCGAGCCAAACAATTTGGACAAGTATGAAATCAAACAAACCATTGCAAATATTTTGCAATATGGTCAACACACCGTAAATGTATTCCTCCAACAAGGAAAGGAAGCTATGGTTGCTAGATTCAATTCAAAGATTGAACAAGATGCTCTACTAAAAGAATTAATAAACGAATATTATGATTGATATATCAAAGTTAAAAATTGGTGATAGGGTGCACTACATTCCATTTGAAGGATGTGATGAATCTCAATATGAGAATGGAATGGTTAAAGAAATTCCTGAGCACACAAATACTGCAATTAGAGTTGTTTATTCTTGTGCTGGTGAATGGAATAATTTTATGAATTACACATCTCAATTAACCAATATTAATCAATTAAGAATGGGTTGGAAACATCAAACAGTTGAAATAGATGAATGAATTAGAAATCAAATATGGAAAGAATAAAGGAGCTATTCTTACATTGATGAAAAAGAAATGTGACTTCAACGCTGAGCACAACGGTTTCGAATGGACTGGTGAACTCAAAACAAAACAGATATCAGAAACTACTGGTATCAATGAAGAAGATGTTAAATCAACAATTCAAGAATTAATTGGATTGGGATTCATTACTCAATATAAAACTTTTGAAGTCTACCAAATTGAAATAAAAATATGACTATGAACCAAAATGA